GAGCGCCCCACCGTGCTCTAAGCTCATCCCAACGTGTGACATACCCTGCCCTGTGTGCGATGCAGTGGTATAATAGCACAGATCTCTTTCCTCATGCTTCCCGATCCGCTTCATCCGTTTAATCCATTCCTGGGTTCGCTTGATCCGCACAAGCTCAGCAACTGGTCTGTCCTGCTCCAGGCGTTTGGTGATCTCATCCAAGACACAGGTATCTAGCACCATGCGCCTGGAGGCAAGCCGCGTATACACTGCCGCAGCTGATGACAGGTGAGCGCTTCCGCCTATAGATGACAGTGTTGAGCATGTGATCCCTACGGCTATGTTCGACATCATGGCGGCGAATCTGGAGGCATCTGATGCCTGGACCACGCCACCGGACAGTAGTGCACTGCTGCTGAGCCGGTAGAAAAGAGCGTCCTTGTCAGCCCGCTTGAGCATGTCAACTTGTGTGGTCCGCCCATACTCGCCACAGATATGCTCAGCATCGTTGAGCATGATCCGAGAGTCCGGGTCTGTGATCGATATCTCCCGATCCTTGTGTTCACCGTTCTTAGGATGGTTCATGAAGTATGGCCGCTGTGAGTAGAAGAAGCGGCATGCTGGTTCTAGCGTTGAGAGGTAGTCATCCACACCCTGCTTCAGGATCATCTCCGCTACAGTACCAGTCTCCATCTGTCCGTCAGGTGCTATGCGACCGGAATGCCGTACTGTCAGGTGGGATGTGAGGTTCCTGGCTCGCCCCCCTCTGGAGAAAGACCGGTCGAAGGTCTTGGGAGATCCCTCGAGTGATAGTGCATATCCTGATGCCATTGATCCAAAGACAGACCAGCCGAACTTCCCCCCCGTGTCCAGGCTACAGCTGTGTTGGAGTGACCTTCTGATATCATCGTAGTCTATGACAGATTCCCGTAGCAAGATCAGCTGTGACAGAAGGTCATCCACCCGTGTCTGCATTGTGGACTGACAGTCAGCATACTCGTCCGACAGCCCCAGCACACAGTCCGTATAGTGTTTGGTGGTATCAGCTAGCTCGTCAGGCACCCACACCTGCCAGTAGGCCTCCAACTGGGAGAAAGCGCGCGGCAGCCCCAGAATCGCGCATCGATCGTGGTACTGGTCGCGTTTCTCCCATTGTCCGAGGCACTTCTGCAGGCACTGCAGATACAGGAGACATGAGAAGGTCTTTGGGCCCTTTAGCTTCTTGGCGATTGCGTCAAAGGGGGGGGCCGGTGCGCTTAGTGATGAGGACAGGTGTCGACGGGTGGTTAGGTTTGCTCCAGATGCCCATGTCGCGGTTGCAGCCGTTAGAGCCAGTTTCTGCCAAGCTAGGCATATCTCCTGTAGCGTAGCCCTTGTGGTCCTGGCCATCAGCACCATGGCATGTAATACGAGCTTTAGCTTACGAGGTGCCATGGATATGTGCTCCATCTCCTGCGATCTAATTCTCTGCCGTGGCCACAGGTAGGCTGGTCTCGATTCATCTTTGGAGATGTCAAGGCCACCAACCACGGGGAAAGTGCTCACGGCGAACCAGTCCACACGGTATCCTCTGGCATCGGAGGGTTGGTCACGCAGCCTGTAGAAAAGAAGTACCTTGTCCTTATATATGACTGACGTTCTCCAAACACCAGGATTTCCCACAGGGCTGTTGTCAATGGCCCGTACCACGTCGGCCCTGATCTCAATGTACTGTGCCACTGCACTACAGGCATAGATCCGACCAACAGTGTCCCAGTGTCCCGCACTTCCTCCCTCCTGTGGCGCCTGTGAATTTGGGCCCATGTGCGTGAGCCCACCGATGCTCATGAAGTTCTCTATGAGGGTATCTGCAATCCCCACGATCTCAGCAACCGGTGCAAGGCCCACCGCAGGGAACTCCTCGAGAAATCTCTCCATGTTATAAGGCCTGTAGCTAGCTCCTGCACCAGTAGATGTAAAGGCGCGAGAGGGCAGAATGAAGTCCATCCCTTGCAGGCACAGACTGAGCGCCTGGTCGTGGAACCCTCTAACCGTACCGCAGGGCACGGGGGGAAAGGCATATCTCTCGTGGCGGGGC